GACGGTGGAACCAGATGCCAGAACTTGGGCTATCCCTGTCACATCCCAATCACCAGCGGTCAAACTTATACTAGTCAGGTTAGATGGAGTTCCAGTGGTTAAGGAAACTCCCGAAGCGTTAGCTGTGCTGTATTCCCCTATACTGCCTGCATTCGCATTATTGTTGGTTGTAGTTCCAACAATGCCAGCAGTTTGGGAAGGTGTGATTGTACTGCTCGCGGTGACAGTAGTGAAAGCCCCACTTCCTGCTGTCGAGGAGCCAATTGATCCCGGAGAAGCAAACGTCGCACCTCCAAGAGTCGTGGCATTGATTGAACCATTGCACACAATGCCCGTGCCATTGGTGTATCCGAGGGCATTGGAAGACCCCGTGCAACTTGGCATTGAGAAGGCTACAGGGCTAGCCGTGGAACCCGTAAAGTTGGCAACCACCGTGTTAGCGGCTTCCGTTGCCAAGTAGGGGAGGGTCACGGAGCCATTGGCGAGAGTCAACGTACCGTTAGATGAGAGATTCGTGAATGCCCCCGTGGATGGCGTTCCCGAACCAATTGGCCCCGGTGCCGCGAACGTCGCACCCCCCAACGTGGCCGCATTCACACTCGAATTACAGCCAAATCCTGTGCCTGAAGTATAAGACAGAGCAGAAGAGGAACTGGAGCAATTGCTAACACTCACCGCAGAAGGTGAAGCCGACGATCCACTAACATTACCCAAAAGAGTGTTGGCAGCCTGCGCTGGCAACGTGGCTGTGGTGGAGACAGTCAACGTCGGGATGGTGACCGGACCCGTGAAGGTCGCACCAGCCAGCTTTGCATACAACGCAAACTGTGTGTTCAATTCCCCAGCCGTGAGAAGTTGACCGGGGGTGAACTGAGCGTTAGCCCCCGCAGACATGCACAGCAACAAGAAGGCTAGAAGTTTTTTCATAGCAGAATCGAAACATCCAGATAGAAATCGATATCGAGACGGCCCGGGAAACCGTAGGGACCGGGCGGATTCGTGGCGGAGGGAGTGCCAGGAGGGTAGATCATCTGACCATTGGTGTCGAGGATAGGGCAACCATAGGTGTCTTGGATAGCCCAGCCACGCCACTGGACTATGGAAGGGTAAAAAGCCGTGTTCACATAAGAAGGATAGGCGCATCCGGGGATGGCGAAACCGGGGATGGCGTTGGAACCCTGAAGGGTGCAATATTCAGTGTAAGGAAACGAAGTGGTGTCGCACAACGGAGGCTGCCACGGGCGGGACCATGGGACAGTCTGGTTGTCCTTCACGCCCCGAAGGAAATCCTGCGGATTGCGCCTTTCCTTGTGGTGCTTGCAGGTGTACAACCCATTCCACGTCAGCTCCATACGGTCGGCCTTCTCCTTCGCCCCGCACAGATCGCACGTTGCGTTCCAGGAACCACTCTTGAAGAAGTCTGCCCGGCCAGCCATATGATTTATTTGTCCAAATTAATGTAGATTAATTCCTATAAACAATTTTCACACCACCGTCCCAGCCCCATTCACCCACACATTCGGATTCACAGACTTCAGCCATATCGGTTGGCCTATTGTCGTATCGAACGTGTGTTGTCCAATCACCGCATTCGGGGGCCGTGTGGCGGTCGTACACGTGGCGGCATAGGCATCATTGATCGTAGCCACCGCCGCATCGAACCATCGTTTATCGGGTTGCCCATGCGGCGGAACCGGGGATACTTTCTGGCTCATAGCTTACCACTCCCAGGATTCGGCATAGCCAAGGGCCTGAAGCTTGGGCAATTGCTTCTCAAGCCGATTGCCAATATCAGTCCGATACATCGGGGAATTGGGGATTTCCAGCTCATCGATCACATCGTATGCCCGCTTCTTTGACTGTTGAACAGTCTTCCCCGTGCCCGTAGAAATAAGAAGGTAATCACCAGCGGACACCATCATAGGCTCGCGTTGACCCTTCTCATTGAAACCCTCACCAAGCATCATTTCAGCAGGGTGAATGTTATAGCGATTGCCCGCATTGATCCCCCACACAGGGAAACCCGTGACCTCTTTTCGGGTAATGTGGCTGTATGGAAATTCTGGCATCGTCACCACAACCCCCGTGGCAATATCAGTCGAGGGTTTGAACGTATCCTTCCCATGCAGGAGGTCAAGCATCCAATTGGCAACATCAGGATGGAGAGCCTGCTGGATCTGAAAGAGAGGCCAACCATGGCGGGAGGTGAACTCAAGGGGGCACAAAGATCCATCTTTGCCAATCATGACGGCAACGTCGATGTAGCCAGTGTACCCCTCGCGGATCAACCGACCTTCGAGCGGAGCGAGCAAAGCCTTCGCAAGGCCACTCTCCCCCATAGGCACATACCGCATCACCGTGCCCTGCTCTCCTGTATTGACCCCCTTGTCATCGTTCATAAACTTCTTGAACTCGAAGTTCTCCAGAACGTGTTCGGCGAAGCCATCCCGGCCCATCCACCCGCCGACAGCCATTTCAATGCCGGGGAAGAATTCTTGAAAGATAAAGGGAACGGGCTTTTTCCCGCTCTTCTTCCAATGCTCCAGCATGAAGAGCATGTCGGGGGCCCCCTTCGACACGTAGGACAGGGCCTTGTCAACGTCAGCACAAGGCTTCGACACATAGCGCTTGTCCATATTAGCCATCTGATGCGCGATGGCCTCATCGTATCGTTTGAACTCCACAACCTCGGGACAGGCAATGCCACAGTCTTTGAAGACCTGTTGGCCCTTCATGCGCTCCAATTCCCATGCGGTGCATTCGAGATTGGCGCAAAAGAGGGGGAAACCCCGGTTCCGATACCCTTCCAGTTCGTGGGTATACTTACAGTTATCACTGTTAAGGATGAGATCGGCCCATCCCATGCTCGTCCGCCAATCCCGGATCTTCGGCATCAGCCCATCGCCGACAGTGTACCGTCCACCCCCCGCGAGTTTGTCTGGCCCGAGGAACCAGCGGACTTCGTGGCCTTGGGCTTCTGCGCGCAAGGCAAAGTCGAGGAAAGAGGCGGTGGGGTCGATAAGCAGGATTCGCATATAGGGGAGGTGAACCAATGATTGACCAGCCGGAGGCTGGCGCCAAAGCAGCAAACCGTTGCGAGTGAAGCCATTGCCTGCAATCCTAACACCCATAGCTAGGGTGCGCCATTTATTTGTAGGAATTAAGGTAGATTAATTCCTACAAATAACGACCGTAGGGAGCAAAACACTGATCATCCCTCACACTCTCCTATGCCCACACATTCGCCGCCGATCCCCTAGCGCCCGCCCATATTCTTATTATTAAAAGCAAACCGCCCCATCCGGGCCTCGCTTGGAAGCGTACACTTTCGAGGCACCTCCCGTCAAGGGGTAGGTCAAGTTTTTATCCCATTATGTGGGATATAGGAAAATATCATGTGAGCGGTCACTATCATAGCTATTGCCTATCACCTCGGATAGGTACTTTTTACCGAATATTCCAGCAATTGTGCAGCGTATTTAGGCATCTTCGCTCGACACGCCTGCTCCAGATGCTCCGACATATAGTCACACAGTGCAAAAGGTTGCTGTGTCGAGTGGCATGCATGGTCACCATCGCCGTGCAAAAGCTCTCGGCAGGCCCGAGTTAGAATCTCGGCATCCCACGAAGAGAAGCCTTTGCCATTGGCCTTGATTGTCTTCCGTCCACGCTTCTCTTTAGGAGTTTGCATTGCGTATAGGACGAGAATGCCACGGGCAATCCACCTGTCATCCTTCTTTAGCTTCTCTTTCACAAAAGCCAGTCTCTCGGAATCGGTCTGTAGGTCGCTGAATCGTGGCATTTTCGCTCCAATTGTAGGAATTAATAATTCTTAATTTCTACAAATAAATAGGTTTACTCTGCGGCATGGAATCCCTCGAAGACACATTCTACAAGAAACACTGCGATAGCAATAGCCGGAATCGGCCCCAACCACCAGAAAACTCCACACACAAGCAGCACCCAAAAGAGCCTTTCCATAATTATTGTCCCTGTCCTTGCTGCTGTTGTTGACGATTCCGCTCCTCCCCATAAGCAGCCATCAGGGAGCGACCGGCCTGATACTTGATAGTGCGGCTCGTGCCGGCATAGGCCCGGCGCAAAAGTGCCCGCCCTTGCGGCGTCAAAAGCGCCTTCGCAGCCACATAATTCGGCACAATGAACGCCGGATGCAGTGCCAATGCGGCAATCTGCAAGCCTTGCGAAGCACCGCTAGGTTTTGCACCTTCTTTTTCGGAAGCTCTTTCCATTGTTTTCGTCACATCTCGGATGTCAGCCAAGTCTTTGGGGGTAAAACCCATCTCTTTAAGTTTGGGTTCGATCTTCTTATATTGGGTGAGGAACCTGTCAAACGACATTGGGGGTTGCCCCGGCGCGGTATTGGACGCTTTTTCTAGCATATCCCGCAACACATAGGCCTTGGTATCCTCCAACACTTGGGGACTGTTGCGTCGCAGGATATTGGTGACCTGCCTTGCCTGTGACGGCTGCAGTGTCATGAACCGATTAGCCATCAATTCAGGGGCTTTAGTCGTGCCGCTAGCCCCCGTGAAGGCTGCATCGGCCACGTCCTCACCAACAAGGTTGCCCAAGGCACTCTTACGCACATAGTCGATGCTCTTGCTGTAGTCAGCATAACGCTTATTGGCCTTTGCAAGGGCCTGTGCAATGGGCGTGTCGGCTTTCGACGCGGCCTCGAAGTCTTGGTTGATGGCTCCGAAGAGTCTGCCCGCGAATTGCCGCGAGAGGTTGGGGTCCACGTCGGTGAACACATTGCCCGTGCCCCGTGCCGCAGCCCCCCACGTCCGCCGTGTGCGCATCGCATCGTCAACCTTGAACGTGCGGGCACTGCCTCCCAACACAAGATCGTCCCGCATGGCGATGGCTTGGTTGTAGATGCGCTTGCTCTCACCCGAAGGCACATTGCGGGTTTCATCAATGATCTTGTTCAGCGCATTGACTGTATTGTCGTATTTGATGACCGGACGGTCTTGCGCCAGTGCCCGCACCGCCCCATAGTCTCGCGCGGCATCTGCCGAACGCAAATCATCATAGTGTTTGACAGTGGAGGTGAGGGCCGTTTGAAGCTTGCGACCCAAATCTTCTGCGTTCTGGGGTTCAGCAGCAAACCGGTCAGCAAGCTTTGTGACTGCTGCCACACCTGCCGTTGCCTGTCTTACCTTGTCCGCATAGGCTGCCCCACTTCCAAGAACGCTCTTGCCTAGAATGTTTTCAGCTCCTTGCAGAAGACCACTCCCACTTTCTTGGCCGAGGGTGAGGGGGATGCCCGTGCGTTCGGATTGTTTCGCGGCCTCAGACAACGGTTTTGCCGGGGCACGTTCGCTCGCCATGCCTCCCGCGACCCCACCCCCGAGGATTGCCCCGGCCACCGCCCCGGCCGGACCCGCAACGTCCCCGCCTACTTGAGCACCAATGCCCGATCCGGCTGCTTGAACCGCCCGACGCGCAAGAGAGCCTTCCCCGCCAATGGCTGTAGGAAGTGCCTGCAAGGCGGCTGCAGCATACTTCTCTGTCGGAGTCTTCGGCGCAGCCGCAGCCATCAACCCTGGCGCAGTCTTCTGCAATGCCGCATTAACCCCCGCTTCAGTGACAGGAGCCGCTGCAGCAGTGGCGGGGGCTTGCACATTGCGCTGAACAGGGCCCTTGCCGAACTGGTTAGCCAGATAGTTGATGACCATCTCAGGTGCGTCCACCACTTTTTGACCCATCTCAGCAACAGGTGCAATGGTACTGGCGGCACCTTTGGCGATGTTTCCGAGGGCAAATTGGGCGTAGCCAGCGGCAGTGCGACCTTCAGTAGGCTCTTGAGGCTTTGAGGCAGCCGTTGCCCTCATTTGCTGTTGCAAATACCCATAGGCTTGCTCCGGAGTGGTTCCTTCCGGAGCCGTAACCGTCCCAGAGCGCCCATCCGGCAGGTCAAATGTGAAGTCGGGCATGTTAGTGAATCCTTACAGTTACGCCGGGGGGTAGACCACCGCCTTCCGGAAGGGGGGGCAAGTTCACGGGGGCAGAGTCAGGCAAACCAACACCTCCGGACTGCGATTCTACTTGCATTTTCTCTGCGGTATCGGCCATAGAGCCCCCTGTCGTCAGCATCTGACGGCGAAGTTTGGCATCTTTCGTAGCCTTCAGCACATCTTCAGGCAATGGCACCTTCTGCATTTGCTTCAAGGCTTCTTGTCGCATCGCCTCTTGTTCCGGATTCGGGAGGGTGCCTGTGGACTCCAATCGATTGCGAATAATATCAATGGCGTTGGCATATTTGAAAACAGCCACTGCCTTTGGTGTTCCGGCATGTGCTGTAACAATATCTTGCATTTCGTTAATGGTGGCTTGATTCGCCCCCCGCCCCGCTCCTAGTGTCATAGCACGGGAGATTTCCAAACCAAGTCCTTTGGTCGCCACATTGTAATCTTGCATATCCTCTGGGGTGAGGACATTAGTTCCAGTGTTGGTAAGTTGGTGGACAAGAGTGCCATCGTTGATACCAGTAAAAGGGCCTGTGGTTTGACCAGTATCCATTGCACCAATAATACGCAGTCCACGAAGAGCTTCCCGGCTCGACGCCACGACAGCTTGTGACACATTGCTAGCATTTTGACCTTGTTTCGACGCCCCAATCTTTACATATGCGGGATCGGCCAAGTCTCTGGTGCCCTTGATTGACTGGTCAGGGTTATATTCGTAGATGCCGGTAGCTGTTTCTATGTGACTAGGCGCCTTTTCGGCTTTGGCTTGTTTCATCGACTCTCGCAGCAAGGCTTGGTCAGTACGCTTTAGGCGAACATCCTCTTCATGATCGGCATGGGCTTCTCTCAGACGTTGCTGATTTTGCTGAAAATCATTTTGTTTTTGAATGAAGTCAGCCCTCTGCGCAGCAGTTTTGGAGGCCAGAGTTGCATTCGTCCGCCACGCCTCGAACTGGGGGGTACCAGGCGCGGGGATAGTTGTCGGATTCTGCCCAGCATCGATAGCCTTTCGCATCAAATCCTTGTAACCTTCAGGAGTGGGATTTGCGCCATAATCTTCGGCAGCCGTAGCCAATGCTTCTTTCTTCACCTGCTGTTGCTGTGCGACGGCTGCAGCCTGTTCCTTGGCTTCCTGAAGCTTGCCCTTTGCCAGCTCCCCCATCGTATTCGCGGTGACAAAATCGCCACCCTGCAGGGCAACCTGTGCGCCTCTTTCAAGCATCCCCGCAGCCTTCACCGGGTCCGTCACGTTGCTTGCATCCTTGGCCGCTTCAGACGACAGGAAAGAGCCTACAGCCTGCTGGGTTTGCTGTTGGCGTTGTGCATTGGCAATGGCGATCTGCCCCATCGCAATCTGTTGCTTCTTCAGTTGAATGTCTTCTTGTTGCTGCTGAAGCTCTTGGCCTGTGATGATGTTTCGTCCGGCGGCCAGCCC